AAACAAGCGCTCGTACAACGATGTGTCGGGAAAATGGGGCGAGCATGCAAAGGTGGCCTCCATCCCGCTTTCCGTGTATTATGAGCTGAAGAAGCAAGGCATTGCCGACGACCCAGCAGCTCTTAAGAAGTGGCTGAACAAGTCTGAGAACAGAGCCTTCAGAACGCGAAGTGGAACGCTGTAGTGCCAAAAGACCCAAAGCTAGCCAGAGCAGGTGTTTCGGCGTATAATAAACCCAAGCGCACGCCGAGCCACAAGACGAAGTCTCACGTTGTTGTCGCCAAAGAGGGTGACAAGACCAAGACCATTCGCTTTGGGCAGCAGGGTGTGAAGGGATCGCCTGATGGCTCTGCACGCAATAAGGCGTTCAAGGCGCGTCACGCAAAGAACATCGCCAAAGGCAAAATGTCTGCGGCATACTGGGCCGACAAGGCGAAGTGGTGACATAGATGGCAATTACAACATACGCAGAGCTGCAAACCAGCATCGCGGACTTTCTCAACCGTGATGACCTTGCCCCCGTCATTCCGACGTTTATCGCGCTGGCGGAGGCCCAGATGGACCGCGACATACGCCACTGGCGGCAAGAGAAGCGCGTCGAGGCAACGCTTGACGAGCAATATGAAAACCTACCCACTGACTTCATGGAGTGGCAGGACGTGAGCCTGAGCGACGGCACAGGGCTTCAGCTTATCTCTCTGGCGGATATGCAAGACCGCAAGGGTCGCAGCCAAGAGGCTGGCAAGCCGCTTTACTTCAGATCGACTGCGGATCAGCTTGAGTTCTACCCCGCGCCAGATCAAAGCTACACACTATCGCTTCAGTATTACGCGCGCACTCCAGCGCTGACAGATGCTGATCCGACCAACTGGATTCTGCAGTACGCGCCAGACGTTTACCTTTACGGCTCTCTGGCACACTCGGCCCCATACCTTAAAGACGACGCCCGCATCCAGATCTGGGCGGCGCTATATCAAAATGCGATTGAGAGCATGCGCCTCGAAAGTGAACGCGGCAAACACTCTGGCCCGCTTAAAATGGGAGTTCCCCGCTGATGGCAACGGAATGGACGCAGCAAGCGGGCATGGACAGCCCGACCGATACTGACAACGTAACACCGCCAGCGTCTCCTGCGTCCGATACAACTTGGGAGCAGAGGGCGGGCATGACCAGCCCGACTGACACTGACAACCTCGAAAGCTACGCCGAGCAGGCCGAAGCCTCTAAGGATGCCGCTGCTGCCAGCGAAGCCGCCGCCGCTGCATCCGCGGCTGCCGCCGCTGCAAGCGAAGTTGAGGCTGAGAGTGCTGAGGCAAATGCAGCCGCATCGGCCACGACAGCCACCACTGGCGCGGCTACGGCGACCACAAAGGCATCGGAGGCCGCTGCAAGCGCCACCAGCGCCTCTACGAGCGCCTCTGCGGCACAGACTGCCCAAACAGCAGCCGAAGCCGCTGAAACCGCTGCTTCTGCGTCTGAGACGGCTTCTTCGGCCTCTGCGGCTGCGGCCAGCACGTCAGAGACGAATGCTGCGACATCCGCGTCTGCTGCAAGCACGTCAGAGACAAACGCCGCAACATCTGCATCCGCCGCTAGTGCATCTGAAACGAATGCCGCCACCAGCGCAAGCGCTGCCTCTACAAGCGCAACTGCCGCTCAAACAGCCCAGACCGCTGCTGAATTGGCGGAGACAAACGCAGAGACAGCCGAGACCAATGCCGCAGCGTCGGCAACAAGTGCCAACGCTTCCGCCTTGGCGGCTCTGGCTTCAGAAATTGCTGCGGGTTCTAGCGAGACCAATGCGGCAACCAGTGAGAGCAATGCAGCGTCTAGCGCATCAGCGGCGTCTACGAGCGAAACGAATGCCGCTGCATCCGAAGCCGCAGCCTCAACGTCTGAAGCGAATGCCGCGACAAGCGAAACCAACGCAGCCAACAGCGCAACCGCATCAGCAACCTCCGCTACGGCTTCGGCTGGAAGCGCGACGGCCTCGGCATCCAGCGCCACCGCCGCCGCCGCCTCTGAAACTGCCGCAGCCACCTCCGAAGGCAACGCGGCAACGTCTGCTTCAAACGCGGCCACAAGCGCGGCAAATGCAGCGACAAGCGAGACAAATGCCTCCACGTCGGCCACTGCGGCGGCGTCATCTGCAAGCTCTGCCTCTGCGTCTGCTGATGCGGCTCTCGCCGCTCTGGACAGCTTCGATGACCGCTACTTGGGGCAGAAGGCGTCAGACCCTACACTAGATAACGACGGCAACCCTCTCGTTGCTGGCGCTCTCTACTTCAACACCACCGACGACATCATGAAAGTCTATGATGGGGCTGCGTGGCTCGCCGCTTATGCGTCCCTGTCTGGCGCGCTGCTTGCCACGAATAACCTCTCAGACGTCTTGGACGCAGCCACAGCCCGCACAAACCTTGGTCTCGGCACTGCCGCCACCACGGGGTCCACTGACTACGCTACGGCAGCTCAGGGCGCTCTGGCGGACAGTGCAGTGCAAACAGGTGATAGCCCGTCTTTCGTGAACGTGACAGTCTCTGGCACTGTTGATGGCCGAGACGTTGCGGCAGACGGATCAAAGCTTGACGGCATCGAGGCTGGTGCTACTGCGGATCAAACTGCGGGCGAGATCAAGACTGCATACGAAAGCAACGCCAACACAAACGCCTACACGGACGCAGAGAAGTCCAAGCTGGCGGGTATTGAGGCTGGCGCTGACGTCACTGACACAGCCAACGTCACTGCGGCGGGCGCATTGATGGATAGCGAGGTCACGAACCTCGCCCAAGTGAAAGCGTTTAGCAGCGCTGACTATGCCACGGCGGCTCAGGGTGCTTTGGCAGACAGTGCCTTGCAGTCTGGCGACAATGTATCAGCGCTGACTAATGATGCTGGCTACACGACCAACGTGGGTGACATCACTGGCGTGACCGCAGGAACGGGCCTTTCTGGCGGCGGTGCAAGCGGCAGCGTTACGCTCAATGTCGATCTTTCAGAGCTGACAGATATGACTGCGGCCATGATTGGAACCGACGAGTTTATCGTTCTGGATGCTGGTGCAGATCGTCGCAAAGCGGCCAACGAGATCGGCTTGAGTATTTTCAGCAATGACGCTGGCTTTACCGCAAATGTGGGCGACATCACTGGCGTGACAGCGGGAACTGGCCTGTCAGGTGGAGGCACGAGCGGGTCAGTCACTTTAAGCCACGCTGACACATCAACGCTCTCTGGCACTTACGGCTCAACGGCTGACGGAACAAAGATCGACCAGATCACCGTCGACGCAAACGGCCACGTTACTGCAATCACAACTGGAGCAACGGGCGACATTCAAGGCGTCACGGCTGGCTCAGGTATCACTGGCGGCGGCACAAGCGGCACGGTTACAGTCAGCCACGCTGATACGTCTTCTCAGGGTAGCGTGAACAACAGCGGCACGACTGTCATTCAAGACATCACGCTCGACACCTACGGCCACATCACGGCGCTCGGATCGACCACTCTCAGCATCCCTGCGGCTTATACCAACTCAGATGTGGACACACATCTGAACACAAGCACAGCCACGGCTGACCAAGTGCTGTCATGGACTGGCACGGACTATGACTGGATTAATGCTGCGGGTGGTTCGGCTGGTTCTATACAAGTTTGGTTAAATCTAAACGGCCGCTCGTTTGGGATTGTTGCTGACGGTAATATCTCAAGTGCAGTCGATCAGGGTACGGGGCAATACTTAATTAACTACAGCTCGGCAGTAAGCTCTTCATCCTATCAAGTTGCGGGAACTGCTTATGGTGGCGCGACAAATGGCACTTACGGCTTGACCATCAATGCGGCCTATACCCCCCTAAGTCGGACAACGTCTTCTCTTGAGTTTGATACGGAGAGAACCAGCACCTTTGCTCGAGAAGACACGGCGGACATTAACATCGCAGTTATTTTGTGAGGTTAGCATGACAAACTACCGAGTAATCTTTGACGACCCTGACGCCCTAGACGAACCCACTAGACTCCTCGTTCCTAGTGATAACTGGATGGAACAGGCTATGGCTGGCAACCTTCCACCTATCTCTGTCTACTGGGCGTTGCATGACGATGAGCAGCAAGCCGCAGCAGAAGGCCGTCACAGTACATTCAAGCATGACCAAGCTAAGTGGGAAGCGCAGTTTACTGCGCCTCGCATTGGCCCCCTCACTGAGCAGGAAGCCATTGAGTATCTGGTCATGAAGGACATACCTCGCCGTGTATGGGCAGAGGAACACAACAGACCAATGTTCAAGATTGTCACCAAGGGCCAAGTGCCTAGTGATCGAACATTCCGTAACGCTTGGGAGATGGCAGTATGAGCAGTGTATTCATAAAAATAGGCGCTGTTACCTACAACACCGCAGATTGGACGGCTCCAGCAGAACGTATTTTCCGCGATGCTTGGGAAGCTACAGGTGCTGACACAGGTGTGATCGGCATTAACATGGAAAAAGCTAAAGAGCTGTGGCGTGAGAAGATACGTCAGGCACGCATTGAGCCACTGGCTGCACTCGACACGGCCTACATGAAAGCCCTTGAAACAGGTGCTGAAACAACTCAGATTATCGCTGAAAAGCAGGCCCTGCGTGATGCGCCTGCGGATGCTGGCATTGATGCAGCTACAACCCCAGAGGAACTGGCTGCGGTGCAACCTGCTGGCCTAAAGGTAGAGTAACGTGGCCGACAAGGCCCTAACGAGCGGCTAGTTGCTTCGAGCAGCAAAACATGGCAAGATGCGCCTTAAATTAAGCGCTCTCTGAGCCACAATGACAACGGATTGGAAGCGAAATGGCCGACACGACCACCACCACATACAGCCTCGTCAAACCCGAAGTCGGCGCATCCGCTGACACATGGGGCGCGAAGCTCAACACCAACCTCGACAGCATCGACAACCTGCTGGACGGCACGACGGCGATTGCGCCAAACCTTGTCGGCTGGAAGGTGGGCGGCGTCGCTGTGACTGTCACGGCAGGTGAGTTCAACGTGCTCGATGGCGTGACCGCCTCCACGGCAGAGCTGAACATCTTGGACGGCGTGACCGCCTCCACAGCAGAGCTGAATGTCTTGGACGGTGTGACAGCCACCGCGGCAGAGATCAACGTGTTGGATGGTGTCACAGCCACAACGGCAGAGCTGAACTACGTTGATGGCGTGACGTCAGCGATCCAGACGCAGATCGACGCCAAGTACGAGGCCGCGACGCAATCTGAGGCGACTTGGGAAACGGGCACAAGCACGACAGAGAGCCTTGTATCGCCTGCAAAGGTGAAGGCGGCGATAGATGCTAACTCAACATTTGGCAGCAGCGTTGAGCACGACTTGGGGCTTTTGTCGGCGGGCACTGGAACCGCAGCGCACGGCCTTGGGGCTTATCCGACCTTAGTTTCGTTCTACATTGAGTGCGTGTCATCCGACGGCGGATATTCCACGGGTGATAGGGTATCTTTCATTCAAGCGGAGGCGGCCAACAGTAACTTTAACGGGGTGACTGGTTGGTATTCAGCGTCCACAGTTGGCTTCGCTACAAATGACCCTGTTTTGCTGGTCACTAAGTCAGGCGGAAGCGACAACTTAACTGCGTCAAGTTGGCGAGTATATGCACGGGTGTGGGCATAACGCATGCCGCTAATCCCACTCCAAATACCCGCTGGCGTCTACCGCAACGGCACTGAGTTTCAGGGCAGCAACCGCTGGCGTGACGCTAACCTCGTGCGGTGGGTGGAAGGCACAATGCGACCCGTCCGAGGATGGGAGGATCGCGTATCACTTGGCAGCGCCGCACCCCGCGGCGCTTTGTCGTGGCAGGACACGTCATCGGATCGCTGGTTTGCCGCTGGCTTCCACGACAGCCTTGTCGTCTCAACAGAGAGCAACATCACCACAGACATCACCCCCGCAGACCTGACCGCTGGCAGCTTGGACGCGGCCATCGAGACGGGCTTCGGCGGCGGCTTCTACGGCCTCGGCTTCTACGGCACTGAGCGCGCCGACACTGGCAACTATGCAGAAGCGACAACGTGGTCACTCGACAATTTCGGCTCATGGCTCGTGGCCTGCTCAACGGCAGACGGACGCCTGCTTGAGTGGCAACTGAACACGGGCGCCGACGCCGCGCCCATCGCCAACGCGCCGACAGGCAACCTCGGCCTACTCGTCACGGAAGAGCGCTTCCTGTTTGCGCTCGGCGCTGGCGGCAACCCACGACTCGTGCAGTGGTGCGACCGCGAGAACAACACGCTCTGGACACCTGCCGCGACAAACGAGGCGGGCGACATTGAGCTGCAAACCGCTGGCCAGATCATGCAGGGTATCCGCACACGCGGCCAGTCGCTGATCATCACAGACACAGACGCCCACAGCGTAACATACATCGGCGGGCAGTTTGTTTACGGCTTCCAGCGTGTCGGCTCATCCTGCGGCGCTATCAGCCGCAAGGCGGCGTCTGCGGTGGACGAGGGCGTCTTCTGGATGGGGCAGCGTGGCTTCTTCGCCTACGCAGGCGGAGCCGTTCAGGACATCGCATGCGAAGTCGGCGACTACGTTTTCAATGACCTCAACACGGCGCAGGCGTCAAAGATTTGGTCCGTGACCAATCAGCAATACAACGAGATTTGGTGGTTCTACTGCTCGGGCGGGTCAAACGAGATCGACCGCTACGTCAGCTACAACTACAAGGAGGGGCACTGGTCCATCGGCCAGCTCTCACGCACGGCTGGCTTTGACCGTGGCGTCTTCCGCCGCCCCATGTGGTTCACGACAGGCGGCAACGCGTACAATCACGACACTGGCCTCAATTACGAGGGCGCAGACGTGTTTGCGGAGAGCGGGCCAATAAGCCTCGGCTCTGGCGATAACGTCATGGCGGCCACTATGCTGATCCCTGACGAGCTGACGCAGGGCGACGTCTCGGCCACGTTCAAGACACGCTTCCACCCCAACGACACTGAGCGCAGCTACGGCCCTTACGCCATGGCCAACCCGACATCCGTGCGCTTCACGGGGCGTCAGGTGCGGATGCGTGTTGAGGGCGAGCGTCTGGCAGACTGGCGCGTCGGCGTCATGCGCCTCGACGCAGTGGCGGGCAGCAAGCGATGAGTGGCGGATACACGCCGCCACCCGTCACGGGAGACTTGCAGGTCTGGGCGCAGAACATTGTGTCATATTTACAACGCACGGCCTCGCGGCTGTCGTTCAAGCGTGGCGACGCCCGCGCCGTTGAGAATGGCATCATCCTGTGGGACGAGGTGAACGAGTACCCCGTCGTCAGCAAGAACGGCGAGTGGCGGCAGATTGTGCTTGAGGATGGCCAGTATCAGGGCGGCGTCACGGCCGACGTGACGGCGGCAGCCATCAACACTGCGTACCCGCTGACATACACGACGGCAATCGCCGAGGGCATCACGCAGGGCACGCCCGCGTCTCGCTTGGTCTTCGAGGAGGCTGGGCAGTATATGATCTCGTTCTCGGCGCAGATTTCATCAACGTCGAGCAGCACGGTCAACTTCTGGTTCTGGCCTCGCGTGAACGGCGTAGACGTCACTGGCTCGACCATGAAGAACGCACTGCATCAGAACGGATCAGTTCTCGTTGTGAGCCGCTCCGCAATATTTGAGTTTGCGGCGGGCGACTACTTGGAGCCAATGTGGGCCGTGGACAGCACAAGCGGCTTCCTCAGCGCATCAGCGGCCACGGCGTTTGCGCCTGCCGCGCCTGCGTCAACAATAGCAATTACGAGGCTTCATGGATAACGTCATGCAGATGAGACCGCCGCTACAGCTCCTGCCTATCCTGCCAGAGTATCTGGACGAGGTCATAGAGGATGCCGTGGATATGCTCGTGCCCGCCATTGCGCGTCAGTCGCAGAACGTGGATGTGGAGGATATTCTCGACGAGCTGCATGACGGCGACTCACTTTTGTGGATGGCATACGTCGGCAGAGAGCCCGTCGCGGCCATTGTGACGTGCATTGTGCAGTATCCGAAGCGGCGCAATATGAAGATCGAGTGGATGGGCGGAAAGCGCATGCACACATGGGTGGACGAGGCACTGGCTATTTTGACAAAAGTCGCCAAAGAAGCTAAACTGGACGCTATAGAAGCTGACGGCCGCAAGGGCTTTCAGCGCAAATACGCAGAAGCGGCTTCGTTCCGTGAAATATATACTCATTTTGAGATGGAGCTGAGCTGATGGGTTCAACTAAGACACAAGAAACCAAGCTGCCGCAGTGGCAGGAAGACTTTATCCGCCAAAACATCTTGCCGAAAGGGCTTGATGTCGCGGGCACGGACTACGTCCCATATGAAGGCGAGTTGATCGCTGGCATGACGCCCATGCAGATGCAGGCGCTGTCTGGCTTCGGCAGCTTGAACACGGGGCAGAATGCCTTTGCGACAGCGCAGGACACTCAGCGCGCCCTGACTGGCTTCGCGCCTACAGCGATGACTAGCCAAGGTGCGGTTGGCGTTGATACAATCTCCGCGGCAAACCTCGACCCGTACATGAATCCCTACGTTGAGGGCGTCATCCAAGCTGGGCAGGCTGACATTGAGCGCCAACGCCAGATGGCGTCAAATACTCTGGGCGCAGAGGCGACGGCCGCTGGCGCATTCGGCGGATCTCGTCAGGGTGTTGCTGAGGGTGTGCTTGCGGGTGAGGCGGCGCGTGCTGCGGCAAATCTCTCCAACACGCAGCGGTCTCAGGCTTACGATCAGGCTCTGGCCTCCAGCCGCTTCGACATCGCCAATACGCAAGCAGCGCGAGAAGCTGCCGCAGCGCGAGCGCAGTCGGCCGCCGCCACAAACTACGCTGGCCAATTTACAGGCGCTGGCGTGCAGAGCGGCGCTGCGAATGCGCTTGGAGCGCTCGCGGGGGCTGGCCTGCAATCAGAAATTACTGGCCTCTCAGCCCAGATGACTGCCGCAGAGCAGCAGCGCGCGCTCGAGCAGGCGCAGCTTCAGGCTGACTACGCAATGTTCCAAGAGCAGCAGGCGTACCCGATGACGCAACTCAACGCGCTTCTGGCGGCTGGATCTGGCATCCCGTCTAACCTCGGCACAGTCACGCAGCGCGACCCGTTTGGCATGTTGAACCCGTTTGGCAGCCTGCTGAGCGGCGCAGGTGCTATAGGTCAGGGCTTCCCCACACTATTCGGAGGCTCAGACATGCGCCTCAAGGAAAACATCAAGCCCGTCGGCAAGGTTGGCGAGTTCAACTTCTACACATGGGACTGGAATGAGGATGGCGAGAAAGTCGCCGAGCCAGACCAGCCGACATTCGGCGTC